GCTCCAGGTAACCGCCCCCAGCTTTCGAGCTGCGGACCAGTGGATCTGCGCTAATTACAAAGGTTGGACTCACTGGCACACCGACAGACCCGACAAGCACTTAATGGAAAGCACGAACTTCTGTGCATTCACTGCCCTCGCTTGACGGGGGCTTTTTTATGATGCTACATTGTATTGGTAGACTACTCGCCACCCATGAGTGACATTATCTTGATTGAGGACATCGAAGTCCTGCCATCAACTGAAACGGACCAGGTAGAACTTCGGATCGTCGCGATCATCAGCGACATGGTTCAGACCAGCCCTGCCATTTTTCCGGCTGACATAGCCGAGCCAGCACAATTTGGACCAGCCAGAGCCGTCACCACCGTGACCGTTGATCTGGAGAACTCCGGCCTTGAATGGGAGGTGCTGGAGCAATGAAACGGACCACCCAGCAAGTAACGGACCAGCAGGCGCTAGCGAAGCGCTTGCTGGATATGGGGCTGAAAAAAGCCGACATTGCGGCCACGCTCCAGCGCAAGCACAGTGTCAGCAGGGCAACAGCTTATCGAGACGTCGATACTGCGGATATTGAGCGGGAATCAGAGGATCCAGCTATTGAGGCTCAGCCACTGCCTGACATCGATTTTGATGATCGGGATGCGCTGATGCGGATGACGCGCCAGCTGTTGATTGATGCGTTCCAGGCAGGCAATGTTCAGGATTATGCCCGCTTAGTGCGGGAGTACGAAAGGCTCGCCCGTATGGGTGGGTTGTCTCAAAAACACTAAAATTTTGTCTCACATGGCTTTTTTATCTGACACGGGGCGAAAGTTTCTGGCGAACCAGCCGGATCCTCCACGTCCCACCCCTGAACAACAGCAGGAACACTTGAAAATGGTCAGTCACGCCGAGAGATGGCTTCGTATGCGAAACATGGAAGACATGGCCCAGATGGTTGGACGTACCAGGGATGAGCTGGTCAACGAAGCCATCGATGAGTGGCTGCTCAATCATGAAAAAGAGTATGCACAACGTGCGAAAAAAATTAGAGAACACTTAAAAGCAATCAAAGCTCTTCAAAAATGAGAATGAACAAATTCACGCTCCACGAGCTTCACTTGCTTGCAGACTCCCTGTACTGGGAGTTTGCGATGTTTGAAAAGCAGGGCTGGGCTGACTCAGCACGTGCCAGGAAAATGGTGCAGCTGCAAAACAAAATCCACGATTACATCGCAACCCAAAACCAATGACAGACAAAAAGTTCTACTACTTCAAAGAATGTGGGATGACGGTGTGGTTAACGTCCCAGCAATACTTATCCCTAAAGCAACGATTCTTAGATCTTGCGGAGATGGGCAGTCCTGTGGCGGCTGCGAGGTTGCAAGGATTCGGTCCAGGGCCTCAGGCATAGGGCCAGCACAACATTGAATCTGCTAGCCAGATGTCCTCATCGTTGACGTCGATGGGGCGGGCTATTACATAAGCGGTGCAAAGCTGTTTTAATCGTTCCAGAGGCATCCCCAAGTCCTGGGCCTGGACAGCCACGTTGGTTTGTCCTTTGTATAAACGCTCCAGGGCTTCCTCTAGTTGTTTTGGGCTTGCA